AGAAAGCTGTAAAAGAGATTGACAATGTAGCTTTGGACTTTGCAGAATCAGCTTTGCACCAGCAAATAAAAAAAGGCAATCCACTTTCTACTATGTTCTATTTAAAATGTAAAGCAAAGAAAAGAGGCTACATAGAGCAGCAGGATGTGAAGATAACAGGAAATATGAAATTTAAAGCAGACTTTGGCGAAAGCAATCCTATACAATCCGCATCAGAATCAGAGGAAAATTCATAATGCAATAAATAACGGAACTGAAAAATACTATGTTATCAATATAGGTAGGCAGTTCGGTAAAACTTTATTGGCATTGAATCAGATGTTATTTTGGGCTTTAAATAATAAAGGCTGTAAAATAGCATGGGTAAGTCCTGTTTACAAACAATCTAAGAAAGTATTTGAAGAAACGTTTAAGGCATTTGCTAAAAGGATGGAAATTTACAGAAAGGTTAATCAGTCTGAATTAATAATAGAATATATCACAGGTTCAACAATTCAATTCTTTTCAGCAGAACGATACGATAATATACGAGGTTTTACATTTGATTACCTGGTATGTGATGAGTTTGCCTTTATGGATGAAAAAGCATGGACTGAAGTTTTAAGGGCAACTGTACTTGTAAAAGGTAAAAAGGTTCTTTTAATTTCAACTCCAAAAGGTAAGAATCACTTTTATAAGATGCATCAATTGGATGGCACTAATGAGCAGTACAAGTCTTTCACAATGACTTCGTATGACAATCCAATGATTAACCCATCCGAGATAGACGATGCAAAGTTAACACTACCTGAAATGATATTTAGGCAAGAATACTTAGCCGAGTTTATTGATGGTTCTGCAATGCTTTTCAATAATCGACAATTAACAGATAACAAATCTTACGGCAAAGCATTTGCAGGGATTGACTTAGGAAGGGCAGATGATTACTCGGTATTATCTATATTCAATGAGAAAGGCGAACAGTTCTATATTGAACGTTGGAGACATAGCGATTGGTCCACAATAGTAAAGAATATTGCAAATGGATTAAGGACAAATAATGTCCAAACAGCATTGGTTGAGGTTAACTCTATTGGAGATGTAATCTTTGAAATGTTACAAAAAGAATGTTCAAGTTATTGCACTATTGAACCATTTGTAACTACTAATCAAAGCAAAAAGGAAATAGTCGAATCTTTGATAGTGGCAAATCAAAACAAAGAGGTTAAATTCTTAAATGTGGATTGGTTAGACAAAGAGTTAGAAATGTTTACCTACGAATACAATCCAAAAAGTAGAGTAATTAAATATTCAGCAACAAGTGGATTTCATGATGATGGGGTTATGGCATCATGTTTAAGTTTCCACGCTTACTCTAAATACAAAACAGGCAGATACACAATAATATGATTAAAAGGTACTTTTTAAAATGATGACAATTGAATTACCAAATAGCTGGCATGATATCTCAATAGAGAAATTTCCTTTAATTTATGATATTACAAGAGATAAAGATATTGATCCTATTGATAGAGAAATTAGAGTTATTTCCATTTTAACAGGCATTACAGTTGCAGAAGTTGAGAAAATAAGAATTGACCAACTAAAAGAACTGATTAAGAGTGTAAACTTTATTTTTAAAATGGAGTTTCCAAATTCGGTTGAGATGTTTAAGCACAATGGCTACAGATGGGTAGTTAACTATGACATCACTAAACTAAGCGCAGGTGATTTTATAAGTTTAAGCAAACTAACAGAAAGCGAAGAAAGTATTATTGGTAACTTACCTCAATTAGTTGCGATGTTTGTTAAGCCTTACAAACTTAAATGGTTTAAGTTAAAAGAGGTTGAAATGGATTATGCAGAAAAAGTCGAACACATAAAAAGCATAAATGTAGGCATAGTTTATCCTTTATGTGTTTTTTTTTGCAAAGTTATAGAAGGTTTGTATCCTCATATAGAGGATTATTTGGTAAAACAAATGAACGAAGCGAGAATGACAATGGAGAGCGAATTGAACGAACTGAAGAACAAAAACACTTAGATTATTGGAGTTGGTATGTTACATTGGATAGCTTAAGTGGTAAAGATAGAAGTAAATGGGATTTTTACTTAAATATGAATGTAGTTGCTTTTTTAAATTATTTATGTTACATAAAAGATAGGAATAAATGGCAAAAATAAACCAACAGCAATTTAGTGAGTTAGATAATTTTCTAAATAACTTAGAAGATAAACTTACCGGTGAGCAGGATATTTATTCTCAAAAAGTAAATGACTTTTTAAAAAGAGTTAAAGATAATTTAGAGAAATATAAGTTTAACGCTTCAGGTAATTTATCTCAATCATTAAAGGCATTACCAATTAAACAAAATCAAAACGGAGTTACAGTAACAATTGAACTCGAAGATTATTGGGAAGACCTTGAAAAAGGAACACCAGCAAAAGGATATTCAAAAGAAAATAGAAAAAAGCTGCAGCCTAAGATTTTAGAATGGATAGGTAATAAACCTGAATTACAAAGCATAGCAGGGGATAAGAAAGGGCAAAGGTCATTATCCTATGCAATAGCAACAAACATTCTTAAAAAAGGAACTATCAAAAGATTTGGATATAAAGGTAAACCATTCTTAACTGAAGAGATACCACAATTAGAAAAAGACATAACACAAGAATTTGAATAATGGCACTAACAATTTACAACACACCTAACAGCTACGCACCCGTTTACAATCAAATGATTTTTACTTTGAGTAGTACAAACGTTGCTCAATCTAATTTTCGTTACATAGCAGATATTTATGTAAATGGATCAAGTGATTATACTAGATTAGAAGTAGGCAGAAACCCAAGTAACAATTATGGAACATTTGATGTGGCAGGTATCATTCAAAACTTTTTAACTAGGGATGCAGATGACAATACAACTACATTTAAACAATGTGTAAACTCAATAGCATCTTATATAGTTCAATTTGGTGAGCAATACGGAGCAAGTAGTGGAATTACGAACTATCCTAACTTAACAACAAGTTCAGGTTATTGCTTTAATGGAGTTTTTAGTCCATTGGATTTTTTAGATTTTGCAACAAGCACTTATGTTTTAGAAAATACATCAACTCAATTTTTAACAGATAGACCAACATTTGAAACAAGAGCTGGTGAAAAGTTAATATTAGGATTTATGGCTCAAGTTCCTCAATACGGTTACGAATTAGAAATAATAAGTTATTTTGATAATGGAACTATATTTAATACAGTAAGGGTACAAAATCCTTATCAGGCTTTAAATAATAGACAAGACCGTTCAATTAATGTAAGAGTAGACCATGACTGGTTAAGTAGTTTAACAAATAGTGATTTGTCTTTTGGAACCACGCCAATATTTACATCAAATTATGAATACTATAAAGTTAGAATGAAAGATATTGATGGCAAGGTAAAAACAGAAACTATTGATATTTATCCCGGTGAAGATATTTGCTCAAAATACACACCTATCCGTTTTAAGTTTATGAATAACTATGGTAAGTATGATTATTACACTTTCACAGGTGCAATGACTAAAAACACTAATATAAAACGAAATACTTACAAAAGCAATCCTAATCAATGGAGTGGAACTAATTATAGATACTCAACTACAAGTAGAGGATTAAGCCAATATGAAACAATATTAGATGATACGATTACAATCAATAGTGATTGGATTACAGAAGCTGAAAGTATTTGGTTAGAACAATTAGTAACAAGTCCTGATGTTTATATTTACGATGGCAGCAATTTAGTTTCTGTAAATATTACAGATAGCAGTTATCAAACAAAATACGAAGCTAGTCAGCAGCTATTCAATTTAGTGGTTTCATTTACTTACTCACAAAACAGAAAAAGACAAAGAAGATGATTTTAACTAAAATTTACATTAACAACGAGCAGATAGATTTAAAAGAAGATGTTTCAATACCTCTTAACTTTAACATTGCTGATATTAGAGAACCTGAAAAGCGCAGCACTACATGGAGCAAGACTGTTGTATTACCAGGCTCTACTTTTAACAATGAATTGTTTTCGAATATATGGAATGTTAATGCAGTCATTAATAGTACAGGCACTACTAACTTTACTCCAAATTTTAACCCGAACTTAAAAGCAATAGCAGAAATAACTTACAATGAGGCAACGCAGTTCAAAGGCATTTGTCAATTGTTAAATGTTAATGTAACTGATAAATACGAGATAGAATATGAGGTTGCATTCTTTGGTGAGTTGCAGAATGTATATCAATTTTTTACTAATAAATATTTAAGAAATATTGATTTAACTGAATTTAATCATCCTTACACATTAAATGAGCAATATTTAAGTTGGTATCGACCTATTGGCGAAGGTTATGTTTATCCAATGATTGATTATGGTAATTCAATTAATAGTGAATTTAGAGTACAACACATGTATCCTGCAATTTACATTAAGACAATTATTGATAAAATGTTTAGTGAAGCAGGATTTACTTACCAATCAAATTTCTTTAATAGTGATTTATTTAAAAGATTAATCATGCCTTACAATGGCAAAAGTGATTTAAAGTTAAATACAACACAAGTTAGAGATAGAAGTTTTAGAGCTGAAAAAACATCAGTTCAAACTTTAAGCATAAATAAAGTATTTAGTAATTCACTTCCAGATGGTTCACAAAATGCAAACATTATAGTTAACTTTCAAAATGATTCAACAGGCGCAAACTTTGACGATGGTAATCATTTTTATGATATAAATGGCGGAACTAATCTAAATACTTTTGTCGTTCCACGTTCAGGAGTTTATACTTTTAAAACTCAACTTTATTGCAGTGCAAGTCACTACCCAAGTACAGCAACAGCTAGAGTTAATGCAAGTTCTTTGGGAATGATTAAAATAGTAAAAAATCCACTAAACCAAGGTAGTGGATACCAATCTATTGCTAATGTACCAGTTTACTTAACAATAAATTATGTTAGTCCACAAGTTGAGAATGCCTTTAATATTCCTGCAATAGCAAGTTATAATCTAAGCGATTTTACTATTTCAAGCGGAACTACTGGCCCAGAAGTTTATGGCAGTTTAGAAATAACATCTTTTGTTAATGAAAATGATATAATTGAAATTAAATTTGACAGGTCTTATTTACCAGCACCGCCAACTGGACATGGAGCTTATAATACAATTTCTCCTTCTTCAAGACAATTAACAAGCGCAACTTCTTATGTTGATGTAAATATTAATCTAAATAGTTATTTTACAGGCTTTCCTGCTGATAATAACATTCAAGAATATGATGAAGTTGATTTGAATTATAATTTACCTGACAATGTAAAGCAAAGCGATTTTTTCAACTCAATAGTTAAAATGTTTAATCTATTTGTTGAGGTTGATAAATTCAATCCTAATAAACTTTATATTGAGCCAAGACCTACATTTTATTCAAGTGGAGTTACACGTGACTGGTCGGATAAATTAGATTACTCAAAAGAAACAAAGATTATTCCAATGGGTGAGTTAAACAATAAAACTTACCTATTTACTTACAAAGAAGATACTGATTTCTTTAATAATCAGTACAAGTCAAAATACGGTGAAATTTATGGAGAAAAACGTTATGATATTCAAAATGACTTTTTAAAAGGTGAGGTTAAAACAGAATTAATATTTAGCCCTACTCCATTAGTAGATACAATTGGACATGATAGAGTATTATCTAAAATTTATACAGTTGACAATAACGGTCAAATAAAACCAACTGGCTCTAATATGAGAATATTATATTATGGTGGTTTAAAACAAACAAGTTATCCTTGGTCTCATATTGCAACAAGTGGCACAACTGTTAGAAACGATTATCCATACGCAGGACATTTAGATGATGTTCAAGAACCGACATTAGATTTAAACTTTGGCATACCTAGACAAGTTTATTATACACCTTCACGTTATACATCAAATAATTTATACAATAAATATTGGAAAGATTATATTGAACAAATAGCAGATAAGGATAGTAAACTATTTACAGGTTACTTTTTAATTAATGAATTTGACATTCAAAGTTTAGATTTTAGAGATACATTCTTTTTTGAGAATGAGTATTGGAGACTTAACAAAATAATTGATTATGATAGAATAAATAATCAACCTACAAAATGTGAGTTTATTAAATTAAAAACTTTACCTACTTACATTGATGATGATGGATTTGATAATAAAGGCGGTATAGAAGACAATGGAAATATTATAGCACCAACAGGAAGGATAACAGGTGGTTATAATAATAATTTTTATCCTGAAGGTGCAATTGTAAGTGGTAGAAATAATGTAATTCAAAGTGGTGACGGAATAATTGTAACAGGCAATGATAACTTTATTGGCATAGGCTCAAAGAATGTAAGCATAACAAGTTCGAGCGGAGTTAATGTTTTAGGCGGTGTTTCAAATATAAGTGTAACAAATAGTTCAGGAATAACAGTAACAGAATCCAATGTAACTTATCAAAATGGAATTAAGACTTTAAACAATGTATCTTATAAAAAATATGTTGCTTTACTTAGTCAGTCAGGAGTTACAGCACCTACAGTAGTAGAGTTAGAAACTACAATGAGTAGTGGCATTACTTCAAGTTATTATTTAGTAGGTGAGTATAAATTATTATCAAATGCAGAATTTACAGCAAATAAAACATTTGTAATGATTAATCAAACTGGATTAAGTATGGTTGGAACACAGGCTATAATATTAGCAAACAGAATAGGTAATAGTGAAATATTAATTCAAGTAGCAGACACAATGGGTACTGGTTACATGGATAATGTTTTATTAGATACCCAAATCGAAATACGAGTTTATTCATAATTGGTACTTAAAAGATAATGGCAAAGACTACAATAGACATAGAAATACAAACCAATGTAAGTGGTGAATCTGTAAAAGACCTTAGACAGCAATTCAATGAAGTTGAAGATGCCTTATTTGAAATGGCAGGAGCTGGAAAGCAAAACACAGAGGAATTTAGAAAATTACAAAAAGAAGCTGCAAAAATAAAAGAGCGTGTTGATGATTTAAACGAATCTATTGATATGCTAAAACCTGAAGCTAAATTTCAAGCAATTGCAAATTTAGGCGCAGGAGTTGCATCAGGATTCGCAGCAGCCCAAGGAGCAGCTCAACTCTTTGGTCAAGAAAATGAAGCCTTAGATAAATCACTTGCAAAAGTTCAAGCAGCAATGGCTTTAGCACAAGGAGTTCAAGGACTTGCAGGAATGGGCGATAGTTTAAGGGTTGTTGGTGCTATGCTTAAATCAACAACATTAGGAACACAGGCTGCAACTGTTGCTCAAAGGATTTACAATGCTGTTATGAAAGATAACCCAATAGCGTGGTTAATAATGGGATTAACAGCTTTAGTTGGTGTTATTGCATTAGTAGTAAATGCAATGGGTGATGAAGATGAAGCCCAAAAAGAGGTAATTAAGAATAGAGAAAAAGAGTTAGAGTTAATGCAGGAAGCCGATAAGGCAATGCAGAAAGAAGCTGACTTTAGAAAGAATTTAGCAGCAGCACAAGGTAAAAGTGCAAAAGAACAACTTGCTTTAAATGAAGAATTAAGTAAGCAAAGAATTAAAAGAATTGATGAGGAAATACAAGCTGCAAGAAGATTAATCAATGATAGATTAGTAAGATTTAGAGATGCAGATGAAGAAGAAAAGATAGAATTACAAAAAGCTAATTCAGAAACTTTAAAGTTGATGAAAGACTTAGCTGATGAAAGGCTATCTATTCAAAGAAACTTACAAATTGAAAGCACTAAATTAGAAACAGATACAAATAAAGCAGCAGCAGATAAGGCTAAGGAAAGGTCAAAAAAATCAAAAGAAGATGCAGCTCAAAGACAATTAGATGAAAACCAAAGACTATATGATGAATGGTTAGAAAGTCAAAGAATATCTGATGAGTTACACGATCAAGCAAGAGCAAAAGAACAAGAAAAACAAAAACAATTACAAAACGATTTTGAATTAAGTGCTAAACAAAATGATGAATTTAGTTATAAATTATATTTAGAACAGAAAAAAAGAGATGAGGAATCATTAATAAACAAACAGAAAGCAAAAGAACAAGAAGTTGCATTAACATTACAAGGTCTTCAATCAATTCAATCTTTAGCAGATG